AATGGAATCAGTTGTGGTCGAATCAGATGTTGACAGCATAATTATTGATTTGGATGTCACCAGTTATTACCCCAACCTTGCAATCGTCAACGGTTTTTATCCCGAACATCTTGGGAAAAATTTTGTCTCCATCTATAAGCGTTTATTCGAGCAGCGCAAACAGTACGATAAAAAATCAGCCGAAAACGCAATGCTGAAGCTGGCATTGAATGGTGTTTATGGTGACAGTAACAACAAGTTTAGTATTTTTTACGATCCTCTTTTTACGATGAGCATCACGCTCAATGGTCAATTGCTCCTTTGCATGTTAGCAGAGGCTTTGATTGATATTGAGGAATTGCAGTTAATACAGATCAATACTGACGGATTAACAATCCGTGTCCCACGCAGCAAACAATCGACAGTGCAAGATTTACGGCAATGGTGGGAAAAGATAACAGGGCTGCAATTAGAAGAAGCCATTTACTCAAAAATGTTTGTTCGAGATGTAAATAACTATATTGCTGTTTATGAGGATGGTCGAGTAAAAAGAAAGGGAGCGTATGAATACAAAATTGGATGGCATCAAAATGCCGGAGGTTTGGTTATTCCCAAAGCTGCTGAAAAAGTGTTGCTTGAAAACGCATCAATTCGGGAAACTGTTTGCAACTGGCCTGAAATTATGGATTTTATGCTGCGAACAAAAGTCCCTCGGTCTAGTTATCTAACATGGGGTGACACCAATGTTCAAAACACTTCACGTTACTACATTGCGAAAAATGGGAAACCTTTGCACAAATGGATGCCACCACTGAAGAATAAAACAGAATGGCGAAAGATCGGAATTGAGTCAGGGTGGAATGTTCAAATTTGCAATCATGTGCAAGACGTTGGAAAGCTGCCAATAGATTTTGAATATTACATTAAGGAAGTGGAAAAACTATGTCTTATTCTTTCGTGAAAAGTTGCTGCTATTGTGGTGGTTCTGGTCATGCATCTTATCAGTGTCCTTGGAGAAAACATGCTAGAAAAAGACATTGAAAAGCGTGTTTGTGATTATGCAAAATCGAAAGGTGTATTGGCTTATAAGTTTACCAGTCCTGCGCGTGCCGCTGTACCGGACAGATTGTTTATTACACCAACCGGGCGCATGTGGTTTTGCGAATTTAAACGAAGTGGGCAAAAACCAACACCGGCACAACAAAGAGAGCATTTAAGACTTCAACAGCAAAATGTACTTGTGTTTGTAATTGACAACGTGACTGAGGGTGAAACTATGATTGATGTGATGGTGATGTAAATGCTGACACCTAATTTATTACACGACTACCAAAAGAAAGCTGTTAATTTCCAATGCCTTCATCCCAATTCAATGTTGTGGCTAGACATGGGTTTGGGAAAAACGGTTATTACATTAACGAGCATTGCTCATTTGATTAAAACTGAGTTTTTACGCGGTGTGCTTATTGTCGCACCAATACGTGTCATCAGGCTGGTGTGGCGACAAGAGGCATCAAAATGGCAGCACACTAAACATTTGCGCTTTAGTATGGTGACAGGGACTAAGGATCAGCGAACCCGCGCATTGCTTTGCCCTGCCGATATTTACATGACGAACTATGAGAACCTTAAATGGTTATCTGAAACAATTCATACTTATTTTGTGAGTAAGAACAAACCTGTCCCTTTTAATGGCATCGTGTGGGATGAGATTAGCAAAATGAAAAACTCGACCACGGACAGAGTAAAAGCCACTAGAAAAATACTAGATCATTTTTTATGGGTAACTGGTTTAACAGGTACGCCCGCAAGCAATGGTTACAAGGATCTTCATGGACAATATCTAGTAGTAGATAAAGGCACTCGTTTAGGTACGAGTAAAACAGCATTTAGAACCAGGTTTTATCAAAAAGTAGGACAGTTTAAAGAAGTGGCGTACAACGACACTGAAGAAATTATAAAGAAACTGATTGGTGATATAACACTGGAAATGTCGGCAGAAGATTACAACCCATTGCCGGATTTGGTTGTAAACAATGTAGAAATTGAAATGCCGAAAGACTTACGGTCTAAGTATGAATCAATGGAACGTGAATTCTTTTTGCAATTGGATAGCGGTACGGGTGTTGAAGTATTTAACCAAGCATCGCTAACAAACAAATGTTTGCAGTTTTCCAATGGTGCGATGTATCCGGTTGCGGGTATGCCGTTATGGGAACCAATTCATGACCTTAAATTGGATGCGTTGGAGGACATATTAGATGAGGCACAAGGCAGTCCGGTTTTGTGCGCTTATGCTTATCGAAGTGATGCGGAAAGAATCTTGCAGCGGTTTAAAAGTATAAATCCTATAAATTTGACAGACTGTAAAAGCGAATCCACTTTACATACCGCAATGCAGCGTTGGAAAAATGGCGACTGTCGTTTAATGATTGGTCATCCTGCAAGTATGGGACATGGAATTGACGGTTTGCAGAAAAACGGACATATCTTGGTGTGGTTCGGTCTTAATTGGTCATTGGATTTATATGAGCAATTTAACGCTCGTGTCCGGCGTCAAGGGCAAGGTGTTCCAGTAATGTGTCATCGTTTGCTGATGAGAGATACATTAGATCAAGCGCAAGCGTTGGCGCTTGATGAGAAAGCACAAACGCAAGCAGGTTTGAGAAGCGCAATCAAAGCATATCGACAAATGAAAGGAATATGAATGACAACATTTAATCAGTTACAGATGGATGTTCTAAGATGGTCAGAAGCAAGAAAAATCATTCCTAACGCAACACCCGTAAGCCAGCTATTAAAGGCAGTATCGGAAATGGGTGAACTTGCTGATGCTGAAAATAAAAAAGATAGGGCGGCGATCAAAGACGGTGTTGGTGATGTAATGGTGTGTTTGATTAACTACTGCGCTTTGCATGATTTAGATTTAGTTGATTGTCTGAGTAGCGCGTATCAAGAGATTAAAGACAGGAAAGGAACATTGTTACCTAACGGCGTATTTGTAAAGGAGTAATGCTGTGACGGAAAACGACGACATGATTGGTGATCTTGCGGATTATTTATTACAAGATCATATTGAACTGCTGGCAGAAAATGAGCAATTAAAGAGGGCTTTAGATACTTTGCCCTTTTCTAATGCGTTCTTTAATGTATCCGATGATCTACTAAAACAGGTTTATGTCGAGTTGTTTCCGAAACATTTGATAGTAGACGAGCGTTTTATTAGATTTTTTCGTGCGGTGGAGGATAAATTGAAAGGATAGTCATGGATGAAGTTACAAGCATTTTAGTAGATCGTGGAAATAGGTACGGCAAATTTGAAGATCATGCGCGTATTAGCCAAGCTATTAAATCGGTGATGTTTAACAGCAGAGAAAATTTAGAGTTAACATCAGATCAAAGAGAATCGTTAGAGATGATAGCGCACAAGATTGCGCGAATAATCAACGGAGATCCTGATTATGTCGATAGTTGGATAGATATAGCTGGTTACGCGCAATTGGTTGCTGATAGATTGAACGGAATATGCAGATAACTAACAAGGAGTAATTGTAATGATGAAAGAATTGTTTTTGATGTTAATGAACGTATGTAAAAAACCATCAGTTGTAATGCTGGCCACAAAAGAATTAGAGGAAGCACAAAAACAGCTTTTGCAAGCGCAATCGAGTTATGAATATGCTAAACGAATGGCGGATTATCATAGCGATAGAATTGCCAGATTAAGCGCATTTCTTCGTAACGCGCATAAGGTGTAATCATGCCTAGTACAAAAAAACCACGTAAGGCATATAAACCAAAGATAGTCAGGCGCAATAACATGGACTATCTTATTACAGGCATGAAACCATTGGCCTGTATTGACGATGAGCTTGTAAAGTTGTGCATCAAGAATCATGCTGCTTTTGCATCATTGGCGCAGGGTAAAGCCGGTAAAACCGAATTTGACATACTTCTAACGGCTTTTAACATGACAGAAGCCTTGATGATGCAAAAATTGGGCGATGGTTATCATGGCGTGATAACAGAGGGTCAGCAAGCGATGTATGCAATAGGTGTTCGGAGTTTGCGGTTAGGTGGGAAATTTATTGCAAAAGCTGAGGAATTACGCGCATTAAATAAGGCAATGGAATTGCATGACGCGCAGTTGGAAATATGCACAGTTGCCGAATTAGAAAAAGCTATTTTTACAGTAGCCAGCACAATTTCCAAAGGTAAAACAATTAAAATTCCGGTACTTAAAAATGATCCCACGAGTAAAACTAAAAATATTAGAACTGATCGAAACGCGACAGATGAGCAAAACAGATGTAGTGAGACTGGTGTTTTGCAATCATCGGACAGCGCAAAGAGTATTGCAGCAGTTGCATGACGATAAAGTAATTTACATTTCAGCGTGGGTCGTAAAAGGTACGCAACGCATCCCGAAATACGCAAAAGGAAGTTTGAAGGATGCAATAAAGCCTAAACCACAAACTGCCGCAAAACGCATGAAGGCTTACAGAAAGCGGCACAATACCGCTTGGGATGAAATGATGAAAAAGAGAGCAGTTCGATTGATGAACTCAATCAATCATAGACGACACGGTAACATCAACTTGAACTATTCTATTCATCCAACCATTTAAGAACTTTTTAAGATGTGGTTTTTGATCCACTAAGTTTTTGTAAAAAGTTTCTTTTGCTTTGCGAAACTCGGATGCTATAACATGCGGGTTTCGTTTTTTAATAGATTCCAGCGTTTTGATTCCTATAATTCCATCAGGAACCGCGTCAACGCATCGTTGTATTGTTTTGCTAGATTGTGTGATCCCGCTATTGACAGCAAAATCGAATACCATGTAATCGACGCCCATAGGTAATTCATCGCCTCTCACCTTGTCCCAATATAGTTTTTTGTAAAATGGTTTTACCATGTCACGAGTAAGTGCTTTTATCTCACCATGCGTAACGATGCGATTTAAATACTCAGACCATGCGGCATTTGTTACACCGAGATTGGTTTCTCCGCCGGGGTCATCTTTATCCCAAACATAACCACCCTCGTGACAGATCACTAAATCAAAAGATTTATCAAAATTCTCTTTCATTTGTTCGACCAGTTAGAAACAACTCGACTCCCAAACAAAAACCCGAAGGCGATATTTGCCGCCTCAAGCGCAACAACTTGCACAGACTTATCCAATGGAATATACAGGCTTCCGATACCCACAATAATCACTATTAAGGCGCTGATGTATCTAGCAGACGCACGTAAATCGACAACCCATTGCGAAGGTTGCCCAATCGGTTTATCTAATTCCGCAATGGCTTTAAGTTTCTCAATATCGTTGGTATCAAGTTTAATTTGATCTTCAACAGTTGTTGCTTTAACACCACCGAAAAACCTAGACATCATTTGCTTGATGCCTTCGATACCTACCGGAACCAATGCGCCCACAAGTGATTCAATAATCATTTGTCTACCTTGTTATCCAGTTTATCAAGGATTTTATTTAATGCTTCTTTTACCTCTTTTAACTCATATCTGTAATCTTCGCGAGTGACGTAGAGAACCGGCATATCTCGCATGTCTTTATCTAAACGCTGTAATGTTTTGTGGATATTGTCTAACACTCTGCTGCCAAAAAACGCAGCTAGACTTACCACGATGTTAAATGCAAGCTGCGTGTCCACAATTCCCCCTATCTGTTAGAGTTGTTTGACGGTACTAAAGCATTTCTTGCTGCACCTGTCAGCGCAGGATTCCAATTTTCACTATTTGCCATAATGTTTAAAACTTTGTTTCTTTCCGATGTTGGC